CCGCGGGCGCGGGAGGCGGCGAATTTGTCGCGGATCCGCTCGCCAATGACCTCCCGCTCGAACTGAGCAAAGCTCAGCAGAATGTTCAGCGTCAGCCGGCCCATGCTGGTGGTCGTGTTGAAGGACTGCGTGACCGAAACGAAAGTCACGCCATGCGCGTCCATCACCTCCACCAGCTTGGCGAAATCCATCAACGAGCGGCTGAGCCGGTCGATCTTGTAGACCACAATCACATCGATCAGGTCGGCTTGGATATCGCGCAGCAGGCGCTGCAGCGCAGGCCGCTCCAGCGTGCCGCCGGAGAAGCCGCCATCATCGTAGCGGTCGCGCACCAGCACCCAGCCCTCGGCGCGCTGGCTGGTGATATAGGCCTCGCAGGCGTCACGCTGCGCGTCGAGGGTGTTGAACTCCTTCTCCAGCCCCTCGTCGGTGGATTTGCGCGTGTAGACTGCACAGCGCAGCTTTTTCGTGGTCGCCGGCATGGTCGGCTCGATGCGGGCGCGGCGGGTCACGCGTCACCACGAGCGCGTAGCCCGAAGAAGGTCCAGCCGTTCCAGCGGGTGCCGGTGATGTGGCGAGCGATGGCCGAGAGCGACTGGTAGGGCCGCCCCTCGAATTCGAAGTCGTTCACGCGCACGGTGACCACGTGCTGCACGCCCTGCCATTCGCGGATGAGGCGCGTGCCGGCCAGCGGGCGGCTGTCGGCGCGGATTCGGCGCAGGACGACGTTGCCGCCATCCAATTGCTCGCCCAGCGCCACCAGCCGGTCGACGGTCTCGGGCTTCAGCCCGCCATAGGCCAATTCCTGGATGCGATAGGCCAGCCGGCTTTGGATGTAGGCCCGGTTACAGGGCGGCGGCTCCTTGCCGAACAGTTCCCGCCATTGGTCCTTCAGCATGGCGGTCGGCGCCGCCTGCAGCGCGGCGAGCCGCGACAGCACCTGCGTCGGCGGGATCTTCGGGATGGTTGGCGCCGGCATGGGCGCGGCGGTGGATCGTCTGGTCATGCGAGTCCCTTCCTGTTGGGGTTCGCATGCAGGCGCTGGTGGGCGGTGGAGTGTAGGCGAATGTCTCCCGCCCCCCGACCTATCTCGGCATCCCGCGCATCATCCTCGGCGTCGCGGCTACGCAGCCGCACCAACCCCGCGGCCAGGATGGTGCACACCTCACGCAGGTGCGGCGGGAGGTGGCCATTGATCGGGTTCGGCAGGGGCATCGGGATCCAGCACGCATTGTCCTGCCTATTCTCTACCGCCTCGCCACCCGCACCTTCTCAGCCGGCCGGCTTGGCGCGGCGCCATGCACTGCCGTCAGTGCCGACGGTCGTCCGACATTCGGCTTCACGGTCGGCCAAATCCGGCTCAGACGCGCCTTGATCGAACTGTCGCAGGGCACATTGTCGGGTCCCAGCTGATCGGCAAACCAGTCCTGGATCATCCGCAGCCATTCAGCCTGCGTCGCCGGTGGGCCCGGGTCGTAGATGGTCTTCGCGATCTCGCACCAGCAGCCTTCCCAATCGAATTTGGGCGGAGCACCGCGTGACTTCTCCCGCCCGTTCGCGCCTGCCACGGCAGCAGTCGCCGAATGGATACCGCCGATCCCCTGCGCCTCCTGGAAGCGCTCCATCTCGGCTCGGCGCACCACCAGCGACTGGCGGTCGACCAGAATCGTGGCGCGCTCATCATCCTGGTCAGGGAGATCAAGCACCTCCCCCTGCACGCCACAGAACCGCCCGATGGCCTGCGAGCCATTCAGCAACACGGACCAGGCATCGACGCTGCGGATGTCCATCGTGCCGACGATCCAGCGCGTTCCGGTCGGAATGCTGAACGGTCGCCCGTCCGCATCCTCCTCGACTTCGCTCGTTTCGACACGCAGCCCACCCACCGCGATCGACAGGGTCAATTCGCTTTCCAGGGCATAGGCGGCGATGTCGGCTTCCGACAGCGACCAGTGCTCGCAGAGCTCGGCGAGGCCGTAGAACGGTTTTCGGGGGAGAGGCTTGACCATCACCTCTCCGTCCGATCAATCGCCCGCAGCCGCCGATAGGCACGCACCACCTTCGCCATATCGGTGCGCATGTCAGGTGGCAGGCGCTGCGCCTCGACAAACACATCATCCAGGCACAGACCGAGGATCGCGGCAGCGCGCTCGATGAGCTGGTCGCGCGGCGGGCTCTCCATGTCGCGTTCGATCCGCGACCAATAGGCCGCTGAGATCCCCAGCCGATCCGCCATGTCGGTCATGCCGATCCCAAGCGCGGTCCGGCGCTCCCGGATGATCCTGCCAAAGCTCACAGCCTTGCTCCTTCAATCAAGCCGTAGCGTTGCAGTCGCACGGCGATGAATCTGTCCGAAACGCCGAAATCGCCAGCCAGCGCCGCCACGACACCCGCCAGGGCTTCCTCGGGCGTGTCGCGGGCGAGGACCCGGAATCCCGGGCGTCCACGATGTGGCGCATGCACCATCCGCAGCTTCTCTGCCCGCGCATGCGCGACCGTGCGAAGGTGCAGCGGCGCAGGCGGCACCAGCAGCGCCCCCATGAACTCATTGGCGCGTCGCTCGGACAGCAAGGTGGCCCAGTCGAGGCAGCCGGGGTCGGCCGTCACCGACCGATAGCGCCGCGCCGGCTGCTCCACCGCCGAAGGCACGTCGAATACGATGTGGCCGACCTCATGCGCTGCCGTGCTGAGTGCCAATTCCGGCCGGTTGGCCATCATGCCCGCATTGACCGACACCAGCGCCAGCCCGGGGGCTGCAGGGTCGGTCTCGCAGATGCCCAGCACAGCGCGGCCGTCCTCATCATGCACGGCATGGGCGAAGTCCCACTCGGCGGTGATCTGCCGGCTGTTGACCTCGAGCACGCTCGCGGTGGCGGCCAGCGCTCCCGCATCCAGCGCCCAGGCGCTGTCCTTCCGCGCGACGACGCGGCGCAACTGGGCGGCGACAGCCCAGACAGCCTCCGCCGTGAGCCGATGCGGGACGCCGGTCTGCGGGTGGTGGGCATAGGTCAGGGACACCGGCATTGCGGCAAGCCTCGGTTGATGACGTGAAGGGTTAAGGCGCGTGTTCCTTTTATGTTCCCATTCCGGGTTGAGTCCAGCGCCTCGGCAACACGCCGGTCATTAAATCATCGTACTGAAAAGCCGGGCGGCTCAGCGCTCCGCGATAATCCCAGGAAACCCTTGGATTTCCTGCCGGCCAAGAATGTGCCGGCACAATCCTGGCCGGCATTTATCGGCTTTGTTGGTCAATCGGCCGCAGCGCCTCGTGGTCCGGTCCGCTCATCGACGCAGCCAGCGCGATGCCGGAGCCAGACATGATCACACAACGCACTTCGAACCCCGCCGACCGACCCGCCTGGGACCAGCCGCAGTTGCGCCAGGCCCTCTCCACCGCCCAGCACCGGGCCGCCCGGGGGGCGCGCCGGCTGCAACTCTCCGCCCCCGACCGGGAGGACCTGCGCCAGGACATCCTGGTCGCCATGCTGCAACGCAGCCGGCACTTCGACCCGGAGCGCGGCGCCTGGTCGACCTTTGTCGGATTCGTGGCCCGGCATGTCGTCGCCGACCACGCGCGTATCCAGAGGGACCATCCGCGGCCGGTGATTCTCCCGCTCGACGTGGATGCGTTTCCCAACGGCTGTTCGGCGACGCAGCAGGATCACGTCGATCCGTGCCTGGAACTCGACCTCCAGCGCGTGGCCGAAGAATTGCCGACCGCGCCGCAATCCATCCTGCGGCTGCTGGCCGCCGAGGGGGATGTGCCGAGCGCGCAGCGGGCCAGCACGCAGTCCCGCCCGACCTTCTACCGCTCGGTCGCTGATCTCCGCTGCTGGCTGCACGCGACGGGCCTTCGCCCGCAGCGCGGCAGCGCACGCGCCCAGGCGCACAGCACCGGCTGAGAAAAACCAACCCGCCGATCCGTAGAGAACAAGAGCCGAACCATGCGTTCCAGGGAGAGCCGACCGATGCACGTTGTGCACCTCACCACCCACTTGCTGCCACCCGCCCAGGTGTCGAAGGCCAGCGTGCCGACCAACGTCGTCGTGAGCGAGAATGATCTCTGCGATCGCCTCGCCGATGCGCTACCCGGCGACTCCATCACCTATCACATCGGCATGCTGGCCCGGGATCGGGCGCCGCAGACGCAGGTGCTCACTCCGGACCGCTGCCGCGACCTGGCAGCTGTCGCTGACCGCGTTCTGCAACTGGCCGAGGCCGGCTGGGTGCATCTGGTGCAGCGCAGGCTGGGCGAGGAGCGCTTCGCCTACCTGCTGATCGTGCGACCTCGGCCGCGCGCCGTCCGCGGTGCGGCCATGCCGCTCCCTGCTGCTCTCAAGCAGGCGGCGTGAGAGCGGCCATGGGCAAGCCATCCCGCGACAAGGGCCTGCGCCGCGAGCGCGCCATCGTCGAAACCCACCTGAAGTGCGGCATCCATGCCGAGCGTGTGCCGCTCTCAGGCGCTGTCCGGTACCGCGGCAACGGCGCCGACGTCGACCTGTACGTCCGCGGCACGGAACCGGTGAAGGCAGAGGTCAAAGCCCGCGCCGAGGGCGACGGCTTCAAGACGCTGGAGCGCTGGCTCGGTGGCAACGACGCCCTGTTCCTCTGGCGCGACCGCGCAGCGCCGATGGTCGTCGTTCCGCTGCATGTCTGGTTGGAGATCGTGGGCCGCAGCGCGCGTTGCGCGGCCCCCGATGCCGACCGCGGGCGCGCCCGGCGTGCACGCCAGGCCGAGGAGGGCCCGCTGCCGCCGGCCGACGCGATCGCCGAGGTGACGCCGTGAGCCCGCGCACCGCCCGCCGCATGCACGCCATCGGCGAAGCGATCCGCCATCTCGCCGGCGGCGCGCTGCTGGCCGGCGGCTTCATTGCGCTCCTCTGGCTCGCCGAGCTGGCGACCATCCCATGAACGCCATCCCCATGCCGATGCCCGCGCCCGCCCGGCCGCCTGCATCGCCCATCCAGCCGGGCACCTCCTCGTTGAACGGGACCACCATGACCAACCGAACCACTCTGGCGCAGCTGCGCGAGATGGACGCCGCGCAGGCCGCACGCCTGCCCGTCGATCATCTGGCGCTGCTGCTGGAAGAGGTCGGGGCGCTGAAGGCCGACGCCAAGCACCTCGCCGACCTGCTGCACAACGCGCTGCATGACCGCTACGGCGCCCCCGCCGCCGCGGCCCGTCGCGCCGAGGGCAAAGATACCGGCCGCATCCGCATCGCGGATGACGCCTTCGAGGTCGTCGCCGATCTCCCGAAGAAGGCGGCGTGGGACCAGCCGAAGCTGGCCGCGGCGGTGGCTACCATCGTGGCGTGGGGCGAGGACCCCGCGGACTACGTCACCACCGAGATCCGCGTGCCGGAAAGCCGCTTCACGGCCTGGCCGCCGCGCATCCGTGCGGTGTTCGAGCCGGCGCGCACGGTCGCAACTGGCCGCCCCTCGTACACCCTCGAACAGAAGGACGCCGCGTGATGGCACATGAGCTCCGCATCCAGGTCGTCATCCCGCTGCAGGGCGATGCCGTCGCCCGCGCGAAGGACGTCGCCGCCTTCGAGCCGACGCTCGACAGCTTCACCGAAGTCGTCGCGCGCGCCGGCGGCGACATCAAGGTCGACGTCATCAAGGCCAAGCCGCGCGCCGCGAAGCAGGAGGCGCACTGATGGCGATCTCCCTCGCATCCCTCCGCAGCAGCACCAGCCTCTCGCCGCCGCGGCTGCTGCTCTACGGCGTGGCCGGTGTCGGCAAGACAGAGTTCGCCGCCGCCTCACCTCGGCCCGTCATCCTGCAGACCGAGGATGGTCTCGGCCGGATCGAGGCGACCACCTTCGGGCTGCTGCGCAGTTTCGATGAAATCATGGAGGCCCTGGGCGCGCTCTACACCGAGCCGCATGAATTCGAGACCCTGGTGGTGGACAGCCTCGACTGGCTGGAGCCGCTGGTGTGGCAGCACACGGCGCGGACCCATAACCAGCCGGACATCGAGTCCTTCGGCTACGGCAAGGGCTACCTTGCCGCACTCGACACCTGGCGCAGCTTCCTGGACGGCGTGAACGCGCTGCGTGACGAGCGCGGCATGGGCGTGATCCTGATCGCCCACGCCGAGATCAAGCGCTTCGACAGCCCCGAGACCGAACCCTACGACCGGTATCAGCCCAAGCTGCACCGCAGCGCCTCGGCCCTGGTGCAGGAGCATGTCGATGCCGTGCTCTTCGCGAACTATCGCGTCAGCACGCTGAAGTCGGACGTCGGCTTCAACAAGAAGGTGGTCCGCGGCGTGAGCGGCGGCGATCGCCTGCTGCACACCGCCGAGCGCCCGGCCTTCCTCGCGAAGAACCGCTTCGGGCTGGCCGAGACGCTGCCGCTGTCCTGGCCCGAGCTGGCCGCCGGCATCCCCTTCTACGCGACGCCGCCCAGCGCCGCGCCCGCCTCCACCACCGAAGCCCGGAGCTGACCCATGGCATCCCTCAATGGAACCTTTGACGCGACCGAGGTCGCCCCCGCCGTCCCGCTCGAGGTGCTGCCGCCCGGCAAGTACCTCGCGCATCTGATCGAGAGCGAGATGCTGCCGACCAAGGCGGGCGATGGGCAGCTGCTCAAGCTGGTGTTCGAGGTGCTGGAAGGCCCCTCCGCGCGCCGGAAGATCTTCGACCAGCTGAACCTGGTGAACCGCAACGAGCAGACGGTCGAGATCGCGCAGCGCACACTGTCGGCCATCTGCCACGCGGTGGGCCAGGTGCATGTCAGCGACAGCGAGCAGCTGCACTTCAAGCCGCTGATCGTGACGCTGAGGGTCGAGCCGGCCGGCAACGACAAGTACGGCGTCTATCGCGAGGCGAGGAACAAGGTCGCCGGCTACTCGGCGGCCAACGCCGGCGCGGCTACCGGCACCGGGGCCGCCCCGCGTCCCGCCACCCCGGGGCCCCGTCCGGCCGCCGCGGCACCTCCGCCTGCTGCGCGCCCCGGTGCCGCGGCGACCCCGCCCTGGCGCCGCAATGCCTGATCACCAGCCGGCAGGCCTCGCGCCTGCCGGCCTCCTTCCCTCCATCCAGGATCAGGTCATGGCTGCAATCCCTCCGCCCGCATGTCCCACCGTCACCGCCATCTACGCGGCCTATGAAGCGGCAGCGGACACCGGCTATCGCGCGCACCTCGGCGCCTCGCTGATCGGCACCGAATGCG